CATAATCCGCAGACGGGTCACTTCTCGATGGAAAACCCGGGTCACTTCTCAGTGGAAATCAACATCGACACGGTGGTGCTCAGCGTGGACACGGTCGTGGTCAGCGAAGACAGCGCGGTTGCCTGCACCGAGATGGTCGAACGGGCCGAGCCGGGCGAGTAGGCTACCGGCGTAGCAGTGTCTGCCAGAACCTCGGCCACTTGCGGTCGCAGGAACCACGCCCAGCTGTCGGTAGTGCCGGAATTGGTGCCGAACTTGCGCAGGTTGAGCCGGGCGCGGACTGCGCCGGTCGGTGCCTGGACCTTGAATGAGCGGACAGGGAAACTGGCAAGGGTGTTGCCGCCGCCTGCGTCCCCGAAAGGCCCAACGCTCGGCGCTGACCCAATAGCTGCCCCAGCGCTGTCCAGCCACATAAGATAGATTTGGATTTGGCAGCGGTGAGAGGCGGCATAGACCGACACGTCATACCATTTGCTGGCCGCCACCTCGATCGTCTGCGTCCAATCGGCATAGCCCGTCGAGGTGGTGTTGTTCTGCTGGATGACGATTGTGTTCTCATTCGGAGGGTACCACTGCGCGTCGGGAGCGTTGCGCAGCCCCACAGAGCCGTTGCCGCCAGACGTGGTGAAGATCCATCCAGACGTGTCCAGGCCGAAATCAGTGTTGACCAGCAGATTTCCACCGCCGGCATTGATCTGCGTTTTCAGGGTCGCCACGTCGCCAACCGCATTGCTGACGGTCGTCTGCAAAGTGCTGATTTGCGCGCCCTGGCTCGACAGAGTGGTCTGGAGCGTGCTGATCTGCCCACCCTGCGCTACGATCTGGGCTTCTAGGCCATCGACATCGCTGATGATGCCGGCGGCCTGAGATTGCAGCGAAGAGATATTGGCCTGGGCGGTGGAAGCCTCCCCCTGCAACGTCGTGACGGCCGTATTCAGCGACGAGGTCGAGGACTGAAGCGAAGCGATGTTGCTCTGCGCAGTATCAACCTCGCCATTCAGCGTGGAGAGCGCGGCGTTGACCTGTGAGAAGTCAGCCGAGACGCTGCTTTCAATCGCCGCGATCTGCGTCTGGGCGGCGGCGATATTGGCCTGAGCAGCGGCCGTATCCTGCTCCAATTGCGCCAGCTGGTCCTGCTGCTGGCCGATGGTACCGGAAATGTCGGAGATGATGCCGACGCCCGTCGTCACCGCCGCAAGGATGGTGAAATCGCCATCGATCTGTTCGACGCGATAGCCCACGCGGACCTGATATGCCGTCTCGCTTTGCAGTGGTGCGATGACATGCTGGACCGGCTCGTTCGCCGACAGGATCGCGGAGCGGGTCCAGGTCGCATCTGCTGGCAGCTTATAGTCGATCAACACCGCGTCCGCCGATGGCATCTCGCTATTGCCGGTCAAGACGATCGCGGGCAGGCCTTCACCGGTCACCGTACCGGCCGCCGCCCAGTTCGCCGCGGCAGGGGCTGGCGGCTTGAGATCCGGCGCGGTCAGGCTGAAGGGCGCCGGCGGCGTGGTGCTCTGGCCAAGTGCATAGGCGTGCTTGGCATAGGTCTCGGTCTGGGCCGAAAACGACACCTTGCCGGTCGACGGGTCCGGGGCGCGGCGCGTGATGAGCACCGGCTGATTGACCAGGCCCTCTTCCGGCACGTTGAGCAGGATGACATCGCCCGTCTTCAGCCCGATCCATTCCGGGCCGGTCGTGAAGTTGATGGGGCCAGCCTCGCGGCTGTTGACGATATCATAGGCCGCGAGCTGGCCCGGCTGCTTCGCCACCTGCCCCGAGAACACCTGCACCAGCGGATAGTCGATTTCCTTGGTGCGCTGGCCCTTGTCGGCGGTCACATAGTCGCTGACCGTGATCGCGGTACCGGAAATGACCGACCAGTCGCTAGCCTCATCGACATAGCGCGGGATGACGCTGTTGAACCGGTCGCGCCGGCTCTTGGTCGCGGCGATCGACAGGCTGTCGAGCAGGTGCCGGCTCTCGATCGTGGCGATCGCCGTGCGGGGCGTCGAGACGAGGCAGCCGACCATGGCGCCGGTCTGGGTCGGAATCGCGCCGCCAGCCTGCAGGATCCGCTTGAGCGTGTCCCACTTGCTGTCCGTCGTCCATTCGACGCCGCCGACCTTCCAGCCATTGGCCTCGCAGACATTGGCGCATTCGACGAATTCGGCGACGCGGATATTCGCAACCGGCGCGCCGATGCCGCAGGTCCGCTTGCCGTTCTGCCAACGCCCAAGCGCCCAGGTCAGCGCATGCAAGCCCGGATTGTCGGACCAGACATAGGTCGACTCCACCAGCGCGCGGCAGGAACCCGAGCCGCCGGGATAGGTGCTGTCGAGGCGAGGATCATAGACCTTGACCCAGTTGCCGATCCACGCAGGTTCCGGCGCGCCGGCGCCGTACATCTCGCCCTGCTTGTTGTAGCGCAGGCACCACATGGCATGCGTGATGCCGGACAGCTTGTGCGAGGTGGTCCAGCCAGGCGCGGAGCCGCCGACCAGGGACAAGGCTAGGGCGCTGGTCTGTTGGCCGCCCAGATGGATCTTTTGCCCCTGATAATCATGATAGTCGCCGATGGCGTTGCCGCTGCTATCGAACGTGACGATCTCATTGTCGGCGGTAAACTTCTCGATGCCGCCGATCGCCCCGCCAATGCTGAGTAGCGCGCCAAACCACAGCAAATCGTTGAACTTGGTATAGCCCGGCCGCGTGTTGGTGTTGGCATATATGCGCAGGCCCGACATACGGGTTCGGCCCATCGCATATGGCAGGCCCGACTGCGGGTTCGTCGTGAAGCTGGTTTGGCTGCCCTGCGACGACATGCCCGGTGCGGTCGCAGTGGAGATGGCCGTTAGAATGCCGGCGGCGAGGCCGCCATAGGTGCCGATCGCGGTGAGGGTGGCAGCGGATGCAACGCCAGCGATGCCTGCCGCACCGGCCATGCCAGGCGCAAGCAGTGGCGCAGCCGCGCCGGCGGTGGCCGCGACCAGTGCGACCGCGCCGACAACCAGCGCCGCCTTGCGCATGAAGCCCGACATTAGAGCACGCTCCAGGCGAAGTCGGGCGTGAGGTCGACCGCGACCAGACCCTGGTCAAGATGATCCTCGTGGAAGCCGAGCACATGGCCATTGCTGGCATAGATACCGATCGCCGCGATCCCGTCATGACCATCGGCAACGACAAGATCACCCAGCAGCAGGCGGGAATAGGGGATGCGCGTCAGACCAAGGCCATCCAGCAGGTCAGGGATCGTGTCATAGCCCATGCGCACGATCGCGCGCTGAGCACCGATCGCGCTGGAATAGCTGCCGGCCTTGCTGATCGAGATCTTGAACCCCATCTTCTTGAGGTGGAAGGCAGCGACCTTGGCGCAGTCGACCTTGCCCCAGGCAAAGGGACGCCCGCGGAACCGGGCCATGGTTGCCTCGATCGCGGTGTGGCGGATTTCGAGCGGGGTCATACGTTCTGGGTCTTCGTGTTGAGGGTGGCAGCCACGGCCGCCGAGAAACCAGATTTCACGCTGCTGCCCTTTGGAGGCTTGACGCCCCAGTAAAGATTGACATCGGTGCCGGTCATGAATTCGAGGCCCAGTTCGCCGGGCCAGATGGACTGGTGCCAGCCGTTGGAAGCGCGTTGCCCTTCTTCGGTCTCAAACAGCCGCTCGAAGACGCTGACGATTGTGAACTCGACCGTGCGCGCGCCGCTTTCATCGATGCCGATCGTCGGCACGTCGATCTCGCCCAGGAACAGGATTTCGGGCGTGCCGATCACCGCGCCGGTCGCAGCGTCGACCGCGCCGACCATGATGGTTGCGACACTGCCCTGCATGTTGGGATGAGACAGGACGGCCGTCGCACTCACGTCCGGCGGCATCAGGGTGACGGTCACTTCTGGCGCGCTATCACCCATCTCCTCGGACAGTTCGGATATGCTGGCGATCGTCCCGAAAGACGCGTCTATTCCAGCGTAAATCTCGGTGCCGATTTGTAGGGAAGCGGACCCGTCGAGCAGGCGAAGGGTGTAGCTGGGCAACTCGATTTTGAGGGCGCCAAAGAGCAGCGGGGCAGGCTGAGCCAGCGCATTTTTCAGCGCGGCATCCATCAGGCGGCTTCCATGATCGAATAGCTGATTTCGCGCGCGTTATCGAGGCCGATCTGCCAGTTCAGCTCTTCGCCCGGCAGGACATTCCCCTCGATCATGGGGTGAGCAAGCTCCAACACATCATTGATCGAAAGCTGAGTGCGCAGCATCGGGAAGATGGACGCGGACAATGCCCCGGAAGCGTTGGCAACCCCATCTGCCGTGAACATGTAAATGTAGCGCTTGCCCGCATGAATCAGGCTGAAGAATTGCCCTTCCTTAACGGTGTAGCCAGGCGTCAGCCCCTTGATGGGAATGGTCGATCCGCTGGTGACAGTGGCACTCACCAATGGCGCGCCCGGCGTTCCTGGGTCGAAGTCCAGAAGCGGCCACGGCAATATGACCGTCTGGGTTTTGCCTTGCAGCAGGCGGGAGAGGTAAATCATGCCCTCACCTGCCTCCATGGCCGGCATGGTGAGGCGAAGACCGAAGCGCGTTCCCAGTCGATTGATGATCTGCTCAGGGCCGCCGAGGAATGGCGTGAGCACTGTGCTCCACGACCGTAGCAGCACCTGATAATCGTTAGGATATGGGCAGGTGGGCAGGGCGATCGGCATGGGCCGAAGATGGAACAGTGCCGCCTATCGGTTTACCGTCGTCAGCGGCCGGGGATGCGCCGTCGAGCCGCTCGGGTTGCATCACTGCCCGCCGCATTGCGAGCCTGCGCGCTGGCCGCAACTCCGATTGGGGCAGCCACTTGCGTCGCTCGTTGGTCAACCCGAGCGTCGAAATAGTCGTTAGCCTCGACCTTCACCACCACGGTCTGCTGCACCGGCCTCGCGCCCATGCCCGCCGCGGTCACGCCCGTCATCGCGCGCGCAGCGGAAGTGTCGCCCGAAGTCAGCGCGGCAAGATTCTGGATGCCAATCCGGTCGACGGCATTTGCCGGGATCACATATTCGCCGCGGTGAACGACGCCCGCGACCTCATTGCGAGGGCCGTCGCCGGTATAACCACCGGTTGCGAAGCCTTTGGGCGTGTAATTGTCGAGCCAGCTTTGCGCCTCGGCGCTAATACCGCCGACGCTGCTACTTCCACCCAATCCAAGGAAGGAGCCGATTGACCCGATTATGCCCGCGCCACCATTGCTGCCAAACAAGGCCTGTTTGGCGGCAAGCCGCACAAGATCCTGGATGATGCCGTTGATGACATCACCTGCGATCCCGCCCAGCTTGATATATTCCGTGCTGGCGTTGGCCAGGCCATCCGCCAACCGATCCACGGCGTCGATGTCGATCTGCTCGATAGCGTCGCCCATATTGGCGGCGGTTTGCCGGACCTCTCGGCGGCGTTGCTCCAAGGGGGATTCGTATTGGCGGTCCAAACCTTCTCGACGCGCAGCCAGCCGGCGCTCAAGTTCCGCACGCGCCTTTGCTGCATCGAGAATCTGCCCGTTAGCGATCTGAAGTTCAAGCCGCTGGCGCTCCTCCTGCTCTACGATACCGAGAATTGCTTGCTCGGCAGCGAGGCGATCTTTTCGGTTGGTTATGAGGTCAGCTTCAGCCTCTAGCGCCTCACGTTCGCTAGCGAGGGCGTCTTGCGCCATCTGCTTCTGCTGGTCCGAAAGGTCTTTGAACACCGCGCTGTAGACATTAGCTGGGCCGGCGACGGTGCTTCCCTTCTCGTCCATTCCGAAAAGGGCGTTAAGCTCCTTTCGGAGGGCAGCCTTGCGTTCTTCGCTATATTCCTTGCTCGCGTTGATGTCGGCCAGACGCTGCTTGTACTCGATATCGAGAAGCTCGGTTTGGAGATCGGCGCGCTTTTGAGCGTCGGTGGTGACCTGCAATTCCGCTTGTAGCTGCTCTGCTTTCAGCCGGGAAAGATCGTCATTATAGCGGGTGGTGATCTCTTCGGCAGTGGGGCCGGAGCGTGATTTTTTCTTATCGGGGCCATCGGCAACTGTTGCGGCAGGGGTGGTGACAGGCGCATTGGCCACCTCCTTTTCGGCAGCGCGCACGGCGTTGACGGCCTTACCTGCTGCGATAAATTCTTTTGATGCTGCATCAAGTGCGCGCGATTGTTCGGTTGAGCCGTCGCCGCCTCGCGCCCTTCGATCGGACAGCGCAACTTCGCGGGTGGTGATAACTGGGCGGCGTTGGCGGCTACCGGGGATGGCCTCGTATGTGACATCCTGCTCCTCACGCACGCCGCGCTTGGCAAGGTTAAGCGCTTTCTCCGCTTGTTGGGCGCGGAGATACGCCTCTGCCTTGGCGAGCGCGATTGTCTCTTTGGTTAGCTGGGCGCGCGCGTTCGTCAGCTTTCCGGTCGATCCGGCAATGCGGTCGGTGCGATCGGCCGCCAGAACTTGGTTCAAGGCTTGCTGCTGATCGGTCAGCGCATTGGTCGATTTTGACGCGTTACCATTTGTTAGGGCGAGATAGGCGACGCCAGCAGCAAGAGCGCCCACCGCAAGGATGACAGGGTTGCCCACCAACCCGATTAGAGCGGCGCGGAGGCCGACTGTAGCAACCTGCGTCTGAATCGTGGCAATCCGGGCCGCCGCCATGGCGCCGACATAGTTGACCCCAAGGCCAATGGAAATCGCAGCAATTGCCGGAATGAGGGTGTCCAGATTCTGCGCGATTGTGCCGAACGTCTCACCAAGGGCAGTAGAAACGCCGTTCGCCTTGTCGGCTTCACCAAAGTAGACCGTCAGCGCATTGTTGAGCGTGGTGTACCCCGCTGAAAGTGTCAGCGTGGCATTGGCGGCTTTGCCTTCCAGCCCGTCCGCGCCAGCGAGGATGGCCTGCAAGAACTCCTGACTGCTGACCTTGCCGTCCTTCACCAGCGCGGTCAGCTTGGAAACCGAACCACCAAAGCGCGTCGAGCCGTTGGCGGCGGCCTCCAGCAGAGGGTAAAGGCCGTCGAGAAGACTGTTATATTCTTCTGCCTGAATCTTCCCGCCGCGTAGCGCCTGCGTCAACTGCAATAGCGCGCCGCTTGCCTCTTGGGACGATATGCCGGTGATTTTGAGCGAAGCCGATACTGCATCCGTCAGTCCGAAGATGTCTGATTGAGACGCCCCCAATTCCTTGCTTGCTTGGGTCAGTTGTCCATAGAGGTTCGACAGGCCCTCAATCTCGACGCCATATTTCTGCGCTGATGCGAATAGGCGGTCCTGCACCGCTTTCATCGCCTCACCCTCAAGGCCAGCGATGCGGAGGTTGTTTTGCAGGCGGGTGAAGCTGTCCGACATTTCGGAAAGCTGGTTCACCGTGACATAGGCGCCGATCGACAGGGCGATGTTGCGGATGCCGGATTGCACGCGGTCTGCGTTCGCTTGGATAGCGTCGGCCGCCCGCTTCGCCGCAATCTCCTTATCCCGCGCCGCCTTTTGAGCGGCGTCAGCGGCCTTCTCATGCGCCCGCTTCTCATCGTTCGCGGCTTTCTCAGCCGCCTTTGCTGCATCCTTGGCGGCCTTGGCTGCATCCGCTGCTGCCTGCCGCTGTTCCTTGGCGGCTTTCTCCTCCGCGATTGCTGCCTCTTGAACGGCGCGAGCCTCTTCGCGGGCGGCCTCCGTTGCGGCGGCGGCAACCTGCTCCTTGGCCATCTCGACTTGGCGGCTTGCCGCTTCAATCGCGGCGGCGGCTTCCTTCTCTGAATTAGCCTGGGCAGTGGCAGCGGCTTCGATTGCGGCGGTGGCCTTATCGACCGCCGCTTGCTTTGCCGCTTCCGCTTGTGCGATGGCAGTCGCAGCAGCCTTGTCGGATGTTGCCATCTGCTGGAAAGCTGCGATCATGCGGTCTGCTGCCGCGTCAATTTTGTTGGCGGCGACTAGGATTGCGCCTGAAACCTGATCGTTGAGCCGGATCACATCTTTGAGAGACGACTTATATTCGGCGTCCTGCGCTTTGAGTTGCAGGATGACAGGATCGATTTCAGCCATGCGATCATGCTATGGCCGGGAGACTCGTGGGATTACCGTCGTTGGGGGGATGAGCAGTTGGCTTCGATCAAGATACATGCCGGTGACTGGGGTGAGAACAAAGTTGGCGGCTTCTCGTTTGACTCGTTTAGCTTGCCAAAGGCGGGTAAGTTCATGCCCGAAGGGATTCATAAATCAGCGTTGACTGAAGTCGAATTAGCGACTGAAGAATCGGTGAAGCGCATTGGTGGCACGGTTGGGTGGGGCGCGGCGGGCGCTGTCATCCTTGGTCCTGTTGGACTGCTGGCGGGCCTATTGTTGGGCGGCCGGAAGAAAGAGGTGACATTCGTCGCCAAGTTCAAAGATGGCCGGAAGTTCATGGGCACGACTGATGCAAAGACCTATACGCAGATAGCGGCAGCAGTATTCAAATGAGCTGGCTTAGCCGCCTTCTGTCTAGGCGAAGCTTCCCGATCCTGGCCGATAGGGTTTCTCGTGTCAGGTCGGTCATGGGCAATGATACTATGATCCAGGTCTATGCCAACAACATGGCTGCTGGCCCGTGCAGTGCTTGCACTGCGTTGGCGGCGAACCCGGTTCCTCTATCGTTGGCGCCATCTGGGCCTTTGCCATCATGCCCCCACCCCGACCAATGCGCATTGCATTGGCGAACGATTTATAGCCCGGATTGAAATAAGGCGGCCCGAAGGCCGCCCTGTATAACCGCTGTCGTTTATAATTGACAGCTTTTGACCTGTCGTTTAAAAGCGACAAATGGATTACGAGGTCGCTACTACAGAAGAGTTTGATGACTGGCTTGATGCCCAGGAATCGGACGTTCGTGAAGCGATATCGACTCGTATTTTGCGCGCCCAGTCGGGCTTATTCGGCGATGTGGAGCGAGTCGGCGATAAGGTGACTGAAATGCGGCTCCATATGGGGCCGGGCTATCGGGTTTATTTCACAATTCAAGGCCGAGTTTTGATTATCCTGCTCTGCGGTGGTGAGAAGAAATCACAAAAGAAGGACATCAAGAAGGCAAAAGGTATGGTTGCTGACCTTTAATAGCATCGCCTTTTCGTTGGTGAGGAAACGACATGGCAATCAAAATCAAGCGCTTCGACGCTTCTAAGCATTTCGATACCCCGGAGGCGCAAGCTCGCCTTATCGATGATGCGTTTCAGAGTGGCAACGCCGGATATATCGCAAACGCCCTCGGTGTGATTGCCCGCGCGAAGGGCATGACAAATCTTGCGAATGAAACCGGGCTTAGCCGCCAAGCCCTCTATGCCGCACTGAGCGAAGGTGGGAACCCATCTCTTGATACGATCGTGAAAGTGACACGCGCCCTGGGCATCGATCTGCACGCAGCCGCAGCGAATGACGTGAGTTCCGAGCGCGAGTTGGCGCACGCCTAACCACCCATCCGCGCAGCCATAACAGCCGCCAGCTTGTCAGGGTCGCCGCCGGCCTTGCCGCTATCGGCACCGGCGGCATCGTTATGTGCTTCCAGCGCCTCGAAATACTCGCCGATGCTGACGGAGCGATAGTCCAGCCCAAGCTGACCGCAGTTTGCGATTACCTGTCCACGCCGGAGGGGCTGTGATTTTCCTCGGTCAGATTGTCCGGCTTTTTTTTTAGGTCGATGCCTTTGATGGCGGCATGCAGGACGGCCCAAGCTGTGCCGACGCATGAGGCGATCTTGCCGGGCTGCATCGCTTCGCCGACAAGGCGGGCGGCCAGTTGCGCGCCGACCTCGAACCGATCGCCGCCCTTCTCGCCAGAGTTGCCAGCGACCAGCGCTTGCTCAAGGATGTTCTGAATATCGCCCCAGAACACGGTCGCGCCGGGCAGCACTGAAACCTCACCGGTCGTCGGATCTACTCCGATGCCGCCGGACAGCTCATCATAGATCGTGAATACCGAAACTGGATAGCCTGCGGGCCGCCATGGTCCGCGATCGCCTGCCCGATCATGCGAGCGTGATGGTTCTGCAACTCGACCTTCGCGGCGTGAGCCGGATCGGCCTTGATGACCCGGTGCAGCGTGAACATGCTGGTCAGCAGGTCGATATAGGCTTTGGTCAATTCTTCGTTCATGCGCTCTTCCCCTGGAATCCTGCGATGGCGGCTTCAGCGGCCTCTCGGGTCAGACCGAGCGCCACATAATCCTCGACGGTGATCGATTTTGGGCCGCGCAGCTTGGTCGGGTCGATCGTGCGGACCTTCTCGGCAGCGATCCGTCCGATCCCAAATTCCTTCATGATCGAGGCTGCGTCATCAGGGCTGCACGCGACGAATGGCTCACGCTCGATGCGCGGCGCTCCATTAGCGGCGGACAGGATGGCTTCAGCCATCTTGCGTAGGCGGCGGACCTTCTGCCGGCGTTCTTCAACCATCGGGTCGGCGAAAGACCGGATGGCCCCGACGCTCGGCAGGAAGCCGCGTTCGGATTTCTTCACCGCCTCATCGATGGCCTGTCCCACGATGTCCTGCGGCAGGTCGGCCAACAGGCGGATCGTTTCGTGAAGCCAAGCCGTGGCGCGATCAGCGTCGCGATCATTCGACATGGCCAGATACATGGTCGACAGCCGATCCTTGAGCCACTGGCCGTTCACGGGCGCCAGCGTGGCTTCGGCCTGCTCGGCCAAGCCGGGAACGCGCTGACGGTCTTCGTCGCTCAAGCGGGACAGGCCGGTGGGCACATCCCATTCGCTCAGGCTGAACTGGTTATCCGAAATGGCCGACGCGATCGCGCGCGGCATGGAGAGCTTCGGAAACTGACCCGCGACTTGAAGTTCCTGACCCATTTCGATTTTCCCTCATGATCCTGTCGTGCTGATCGCGGATGCGGTTGTGCCAAACCTTGTCCCAGTCGCTTCGGGCGGCGTCGCGAGTGCGAGTGGCCCAGTAATCCCGGAAGCCATCAAGCTCCCGCTCCTCCCGGCCAGGTGGCCATTGGGCTGTCAGCTGGGCGACGGTCGGGGGAAGGGTGGAAGGGTGCCAGTTGGCAGGAATGCGATGCCCCTTTGCCGGTTGGGCGCGCGACATCACCACTGAGGTATCTTTAGATACCGAAGTATATTCTTTCCCTTCTTCTTCTTTGGTCCGCTGTTGCCCCGACGTTGCCCCGTTTTGCGGTTCGACGTTGCCCCGCTCGATTCCTTCCGGCGCTTGGTAACGCTCGTAATTACAGATACTTATGATGCTTTGGCCTTGCCCCGCTGCGTGGTCCGACGTTGCCCCGATTTTGGTTCGCGTCTCGATCATGCCTTCGGCGACCAACAGCTTGAGAAAGCGGTCGACACGGCTCTTCGACCAGCCCCATTTCTCGGCCAGGAAGCGCTGGGCAAAGCACAGTTCGCCCCGGTCGAGATCGATCATTTCGCCCTTGATGCGAGCGCGTGATGGCTTCCATGCCGCATGCTCGATCAGCCATGCCCATGCATCGCGCCGGGAGAACTCCTCCCGGTCGAAGATCGGGTTGTCCTGCCAACCACGATGCATGAGGAAATAGCCGCTCACTGAGGCAGAACCTCCACCTCAACCCGCCCCGGCGCTTCGGGCGCGGCGAACTCATAGGCCGGCACAAACCGGCTATCATTCACGCCCAGCGCATCAGCGATGCCGTCGAAATAGGGCTTCATCCGGTTGGGATAGTTCACCCGGTCGCCGCGCCGGTTGGCGGGCACGAACCGGACGCGCACGGTTATATCGCCCGTGGCCGGCATAGCGGTGCGAACAGCAAGCGCGGCGTTGCGCGCCCACTCCCGGTGCTTCTTGGTGTCGGCGATCTTCTTCCACTGGCCGTTGCCCTTGGCGTGGCCAGCGAGAGAGGATGCGGGGAAGGGCAGGTCGAATTTCATATCGCGTCCACTGGTTTCATCCTCGCCCCGGATTGCTCCGGGGTCCGGTGATGCCAGTGGGTCACTCCATGCCGAGCGCCGCCAGATAGGTCTGGAGGATGTGCTCCATTTCCTGGCGATCGTGGGGCTGCATTTTCCGCAGCTTGATGATCTCGCGCATGATCTTCGGGTCGTAACCGGTCGCCTTGGCCTCCAGATAGACATCCTTGATGTCGTCCCCGATGCCCTTCTTTTCCTCCTCCAAGCGCTCGATGCGCTCGATCAGGAGGCGGAGCTGGTCGGCGGCAACGTTTCCTTCGGACATGGTCATTTTCCTTCCGGGTTGAGAATGGGCAGGGGCGGCAGGCAAAGCTGCTCGCGCATCAGGCGGGCACGGGCCTTGACGGCTTCGCGGTGCTGGTGGTGACCAATAAGGGCCAGCTCACGGGCGGGGTTCGGCGCAGCGCGGCGCGCGAAAATACGGCGCCAGTTCACAGCGCCAACCTCCGTATCGCTTCCCGCACGGTGGGCGGGGAACAACCGATCTTGCGAGCGATGGCGATGGGGCTAAGACCCTCGCCCTTGAGCGCGCGGACCTGCGCATCGCGATCGGCGCGGATATCGTCATAGACGTGCGGGGGCTGGAGGATCACGCGGCCGACGTTGCGGGTCGCATCCGCCGCCTTCCGCACAGCCTCAGCCAGCGCGGCTTCCTGGGGGCCGGTCATGCTGCATCCCCATGGCTGGAAACCGGCAGCACCGTGGCGATCAGCATGTCAGCAGCCTCACGCACGGCCGGGCGCTCGACATGATCGATCCGGCCATCGGCGGCAGCGGTGGCGATCACCGACAGATGCTGCATGGCGGCCGCGGTCATCACCATCGGGCAGGCGTCTTCCGCTTCGTCCAGTGGGCGGGCTGCATAGCCGATGTTCGCCAGGATCGCGTTGACCGCTTCGGTGCCCAGCACGGTCGCGATGCTCAGCGCGCTGGAAAGCGAAGGCTCGCGCACCTCGCCATCGTCCATCACCATGTAGCTGCGGATCGCGCGGACCTTGACGCCAGACAGTTCGGCAAGCTGCTCGACGGTGAAGCGGCGGCGCACGACTACCGCATTGCGAAGAAGGGTGCGCATGGTGTCGATGACGCAATTGCGAGATACGACGCCAGTTTCTTCCACTGTGGTGTTGCGGTGCATCATGCAGAAGCATCCTCATGAAGATTGGTCTGGAAATTAGCGCCGAGCTGAGCAGAGAGGGGGACACCCAACTCGGCGCCGTCCTGCGGTTGCGACCCGACAGGATTGGAAATAGCGTTGCGACCGCTCACCAACTGGCCGGCATCGACCTCGGCCACCGTGCGATGGTTCGCGAACAGGTGGGCGATGGGACGCTGGCGCCAGACGCGGGTGTTGCCGGTCCGCTTGATCAGGGTGATGCCTGGAAAACGATCGGTGAGGCGGTGAGGCATGTGCTGTCAGGCCTCCGATGCGCAGTGGAAGCCGCACCCGCCGAAATCGGCGCCGCGAACCTTTGTCGACTGGTCAGCGGGGATCTCGTCCAGAAACCCACGCACATTGCGCAGCTTGCCGTCTTCGCCTTTCTCGCGGCGAAGAATCACGGGCCGGGCGCCAAAGCGACGGGCCTGCTCGTTCCTGCGCGCAAAGACCTCGGGGAAGTGCTGGCGGATCAACGCCCAATAGTTCGGGCTGCTCGACTTGACGCAGCCGAGGCAATTGCCGTTCGGCATACCGATGTCATAGACATAGGGACGACGGATGCCGTGATCGCGCAAAAAGGCGTGGGTCTGCTTCTTCGTCATCCCCATTTCAATCAGCGGACTGCGTTGCTTCAACAGCGGATAGTCAGCGAGCATTCCGTCGAAGCGAGCAGCATCGAGCTTGTCGGCGGTGTAGCCCCAGAAATGGGTGTCACTGGGAAGCTGGTAATCAAGACGCGGAACGAATTTCATTTCACCAGTGCACGGCGCGCCGTGCATGCCGGACAGATATTGGCGGTCCTCAAAGACATCATCGATCGTGGAAAATCGCTTGCTGCGCAGCCGAATGACCGGCTTGCCGTACCACTGCTCAAGATCGTCAATGAAGCGGCGGCTATCCGGGTGAACGCTATCTCCAAGATCGCAGTGAAGAACTTCTGCGTCTGGCATTTCCCGCAGCATGAGCTTGGCCATGACTGCGCTGTTCACGCCATCGACCCACAGCAGGTTGCGACCTTTGCCCCAATCCAGCGGAAGGGCCGGCTGATGTTGGAGCTTGCGCGCCATTACGCCGCCGCGCTCGCGGGCTTGGTGGGGCGGGAAGACCACTCCATCCAATCGTTCGGCGTCACCGCTCCGTCAGTCGCAGCGCTGATCGCAGACTGCGCTTTGAACGACGGCATCTTGTCGCCGCGTGCATAATGGCGGATTGTCCAGGGGCTGAAATGGTGACGGGCGGCGAAGGCCTCAGCCGATTGGTCGCTATCCTCAAGGTAGCGGCGAAGAGGGGTCTTGCTCATGCCTGATATATGTACCCAACTCAGGTACGATTTTCAAGCGATAATGTACCCTTCGCAGGTTCTTGAGCCGATTTGCTCTTGTACCGATGCTAGGCCCATGGTTTTGAGCATCAAAGACGCCCGGAAAATGGCGGGTCTGTCCCAAGAGGGGCTGGGTGAATTGGCAGGCTCCGGTCGCTCCACAATTGTGAAGTTGGAGCGCGGCGAACTGCCGCTAACGCCGGATTGGGTGCGTCGATTGGCGCCCCATTTGAAGGTGCAGCCGCACGAGATTTTCGAGGCCGCCCCGCTTCCTAATGAAGAAGAGATGCATGAGATCGTCGCCGGGCTTGCCCTTGAGGTGCCTCCAGGCGCGCCGACATCGGTGTGGATTGATACCGTCGCTCAAGGCCTTCGCGGGCAATTAGCGCGTTTCCAAGTCGATCGGCTAATTCGCGGTTCTGAGGATCAAATGAGCGTTCCCGCAGGAGCCGCTCAATCTCCTGATCCCACCAAGCCAAGCGCTCAGGCATGACGGCACAGGAGAATAGGCAGGTGGAGCATCCAACCTCGCATGCCGGTTCTCTCAGTGTGATCGCCATCGCCAACGCCTCGACTCATCTGTTCTCTTTTTGTTCTCTACCGGAACGCGAGGCGTGTAGGAAATAGGAAAAGCTGGGCAGGGTGTTTCCTATCGGGATTTGGATGGGGATAAGTCCGCAGGGGATAACGTTATCTGGAAATCATTTCCGAGCGGAAGTTACTTCCGTCGCCTGAGTGGGCGGCAGGAACGTTCCCTGAGTGGGATCGTTGATTCGGAAAATGAGTGAAGGGCGGCTGGTTGCGTCATTTACGTACCGCCTGTTCAGGTACGTAAATGATAATCGGCCCTCTGTCAATTTAGTGCGAATTGCACTATTTCAAGCGAAGGTTGAAACGCCTTTTTAACCCATCGCCGCCATAGTCGGCGAGCAGCAGTTGGAGGAAAACATGGTAGCTTTGCGCAAGCCGTTCGGTCTTTTTGGCCGTGGCGCTGCATGCTCGGACCGTGCTACCGCTGCCGCATTCAAAGTGGGCAAGAAAGCCCACAAGATGAGCGGCGGTGCTACGCCCGCTTTGAAGGAGGTCGCTCGCCTCTACAAGGAAAATCAAAAATCGGAGTAACTATTGACGCACCAGGGGGCGGTGCCGTCAATTGGTTATATGGCGCTGAATAAAGCGGCTAGCCAATCGCAGTTTAAATGCGGCGCTACATCTATCGATCGATATTTCGCCAGAGAAGCATGGAAGCAGCATACTGGTGGGGTTCACCGTGTGACATATGGTCACTTGGAGGGCGCCGTTGCGCCTGCTGCATTTTTCTCGCTGGCATGCGTGACCGAAGAAATAAAAAAACTGAAAGGCTCTTATCATCCATTTGGTGGAGCTGACCGATTTCCTTGCTTGCCGCTTGTTTGGCTGGGGGTCCATCGACAGCTTCAAGGGCAGGGTATTGGCAAGCTCATGGTCGGCAGGGCGATCAAAATATTCGCAGAGGTGGGGTCGCAAATTGGCTTGCCTCACTTGGTATTGGTGCCGATCTCAGAGGACGTGAAGCCTTTCTATCTGTCACTCGGTTTCCGAGAATATGACAATGGCGACAGGATGTTCCTACCTCTTCAGTCTGCGATCGAGGTTTTCCCGCAATCATAGAACCCCGCCCGACCAGTTCGTTGCGGCCCCCCATGGAACGATCCCCCCGTTCGCGTGTAATACCTTCCAG